TGGCTTCTTCCATGGTGCCTTCCCACTTGCGGATATCCATTGGATAACCCTTTTGAGGAACAGCCCAAGCCGCTCCCCAACATACGGGAACATTTAGATTAGTCGCCGCTTCTTTAATTGCGTCAGCCAAATCATCGTACAAATTCAACTCCCAGGATGCCCGTCCGTTTACAAACGCCATGATGTCGAAAGCCTTGCCATCAAGGTGCTTCGACTTCATAGTCTGGCTTGCTCCTGAAGCTACCAACTCCTTCTGTTGTTCTATGGTTCTCATCCCTTGAACAACTCCGAAGTCGGTTTTGGTCAGTGTAATAGCCATCTTCACAACGGCTTGTAGGCCATCGTCAATTCCTTCTAGTCTATCAAGACTTCTTCTACTCAGTTTGAAACTCATCATTTTCTCCTTACAAACTGTTTGTACCCTTTCACACCGAAAGAGGCCGAAATTGCAATACCTAAACTGTAAAAATACCAGTCCGGTGCCTTCTGAAGCTGTTCAAATCCTCTATCTACAATGCCCTCGGCACCTGGAACGAAGGCTAAAATTAATGGAATACTTAGAACAATTACAAAAAATTCGTCCTTCCAGCTTGATCCGCTGTTCTCTGCCATGACCCGTTCCCAATCGGCAACGCTTGTCTTCTCAGACAGTAGAATCTTTGCTTTCGCTTCTGCTTCTGTAAGCTTTAACTTGGCTTCCGCAGCTTGCTTTGTAGTCTTGGCGTCAATCCATGATCCTGCCAGACTTGCTATTGGTGTTAAAAACTGTAACATTATTTCTCACCCTCCATACTCATGGATGTTTTCTTATCTGATTTTGCGGAGTAAGCATTGAAGCCCATAAATGCAGCGACAACACCTGATGCCGCAATGACATACACAGAAGCAATATCTGTAATTAAACTTGCAGCTTTGTCAAAACCTAAGACACTAGCCAGTAATATGATAAACGGATAGATTAACATTCCTGCTAGGGCAAATCCTGTGTATCTACGCTCCGCATCACGCTTCAAGTCTCTGTCATTTATCTCCAAACGTCTTTCTTCTAAGCGTAGCTTTTCCCATTCATCGGGCTGTATAACCCCATCCCCGTTTGTGTCAGCTTTGTCGAACTCTGTCATTTGCGTAATCCTGTACTATTCTTTGATCATAACCTAAAATAATTAATTTGCCAAACTTATCATATGCTGCAAACTTTTTCCCACGTTCTATTATTGTTGGCTGTTCACTTCGAGGCACGTCACCTTCATTGAGTTGTGCGTCACTAGTATTTGTGCTTTTTCTGCTTGCTCTAGGCATTGCTCTTTATCCGAAAATGTGCCGATCTGATAGTATTGTAAGCGATCTGTACTAATAAAATGTAAAAAAACCAAAACATAAATCATGGAAAATAATCCCTTACATCTAACCACCCCATATAATGAAGATACCCAGTGGCTCCTATAAATGTCATAATAAGAAGTACAAATATTCCTACTAAAGTAACCATTAACTCTTGCCGCTCTATAGCATCGCGCCTTGCTTGAGCTTCAGCCTCACGCTTTTCTAATAAAACTTCCTTGCGTATTTTTAATAGCTCTAACCATTTTGATCTTCCGTAAGTTTGCGTGATCCATTCTTGTAACTCAGCTTCAGCCTCTGCTGCTGCTCTAACCTTCGCCCAGCGATCCAACGCCGTAGCATTGGCGCTTTTGCTTGATATACCCTTTTTTTGTAGTTGTTTCTTAGCTTGGTCAGTTGCGTCAAAAAATTGTCCAATCTGCTTACTCAGACCAGCTACGGTTTTACCAGCAGCTAACCCTGTTTTTAGGCCAGCGAGAATTGTTAATGGGTCCATATTTACATTCCATCACTGCGTGTAAACTCAACGGTTTTCTCCAAAATCGCCACCCTAGATTGTAACTTAATAATCTCCATCATATGAGAAGCCATGCCACCCATATCATCGTTAATCATATCTATATCTTCCCAAATTTCATTGTCGCCATCTTCCATGTCTTCATAAAACTCTGACAGTATATCAATGATTTCTTGCAGATGATCAGTATTACGCTGCACATCCCTAATTAGATTCGTCTTATCCGTAGCGTTATTCTCAACAGTTAGAATGTTTACCGTCTCTTCAAGGTTAGATATCGTACTCGCTTGCTGTGCCGTCCACCAAATAAAGCCACCGATCTGAGCTATTACAACCCCGACTACAGCAATGCTTACCTTTGGTAGTTTATCAGACATCTATCTGTATCCTCTACGAGCCACAGCATCACGTTGCACATCAATACGCTCACGATTTACTTCGTTTCGATCATCCGCAATCTGCTCTTGAAGTTCTAATCTAGCTGAATCCGTGGTAGCTTGTTGCTCCATCTTCATCTGATCCAACTGAAGTTTAGCTTGTTCAAGAGAAGATTTTTGCTCCGTCTCCATTTGTTTGATAGCCAGTTCCTGCATACGGATACCAACCAGAGGATCTTGTTCCTCCCCGCCAGAACCCTTATACGTGAGCATAGGCATAATCTCTTGCAGAAGTTGTGTTTCTACCTGCGCTACACGAGCTTCAATCATGTCTGGTTGCATCGGTGGTTGCATCGGTGGCTGTGCCCCAACCTGCATCAACGCCATCTGTTGCTGTTGCTGCTGTTGGATCTCACTCTGTACCATGGTTCTTGCCTTCATATTAACGTGCTGCAACACATGACTAAACAAAGCCGCCAATACCGCAGGTGTCTGCTGTAGTATACTTAACTCCAACAACGATATGTGCGCTGCAATGTGTGAATCGTGATCTTGCTGTGGATATGCCTGTGGTGTTTTACCGCCAATCATAGCCGCATTCTCCGTTGCTGGATCTTGTGGCTGTGGCTGTGGAGCAGGGGGTAATATCTCGTCTATATTCTGCACCTCCAATGCTTGATACATCCTTCTATAGGCTGCATGTAAGTTGTGCATCTGGGGGTTAGATTGCGCCAACTGTAATTGCGTTTGAGCTAAAGTCACCCGCTGCGCCATTGAAAAGATGTTCGGATCACTGACTGGGAGGACGTCAATCCGACCATCGAAGTCTTCAGCCTTGACCTGTGACGGTGCACCCGCAACCGCGTACGGATACATCGGAGGAAGGTTCTCGGCGAAGATACGCGCCAGTAAACGGAACTCCGTTTTCTGTGCGTAGTGCAAACGTTTGTGAATCGCAGACATAACTTTCATGCCACGTTCAATCAAAGCCACAGTCGTACCAACAGGCATCTCGTTATTCATGTCACCAATCTGTTGATCGGCTAACGCCACAAAACGTCGACCATCCTGAACTAACCCACCCAACATCGAGGCTAATGTAGCCGATGGTTCTTTGTATGGTAGCGGTATGATAGCGTCTCTAATGCTCCCTCCTGGGGCGTCAATGTCTCTCCACTCTCCTGGCTGCAACGGCTCATCGTCGTTCCGTACCCGCACTCCACGGGCCTTAAAACCAGCAGGAAGGTTGGCTAGTGTACCCGCATCGATCAACTGACGTAGTAAACTAGTAGCCGCTCGACCCAATCCACCAATCATGTGAATCAAACCAAACCCATAGAAACCCAAACCGGGCATGAACTTGTAATGCACAAAGTACTGAGTCTTTTTCTTAATCGGATCATCCATCCCGTAATTCCTACGGATAGCCAGAATCTGATTGGAGTTCTCGTCAATCGTAACAATGTAAGGGAGCTTAATACCTGTAGCCTCACCCGTCGTTGGGTCCTTGTCTTCAAAACCTTCTATCTCCAGATCGGCATGAACCTCCAGAATCGTTAGCACATCGTCGCTATAGTTCTTTGATAAACCCTCTAGCTCGTTGACCTTCTGCTTAACTGCATCTTCGTCGCCCTCTTCCGAAGTCATCAGATCTACCTCACGGTACATCCCGGCGTACTGCATCTTCTTAACTTCGTTTTCATCCATTCGAAGTACGTGCGTAACTCTAGTCGCCGTCGCTAGATCCGTAGCTGAATACGGTACAACCAAATCCTGCGCTGGAATAAACTTAGATACAGCCCTCTGTTTCGTAGGGTCAAAGTATACTTTCTTAAACGTAGATCCCGATAACGGTAAATAAAACAACATCTGATCCATGTCCGGATCATATTCTTCCATGACTTCCGTAATCTGATAGTTCATGAAGTCCTTGATGCGAGTAGCCTGATCCTCACGAGAAGCATCTTTTAATCCCACAATGTTGGTTCTAACTGGCCCACCCGATGGCAGAAGTTCCTTATATGCCTGTGCTTGGAACTGAGTCACGCTCTCACTAACCATAGGGTGGGTAATGCCGCTTGCCCCTTCAAACGGCGTTGTCCTGTCCTCTGTCTTAATGCCTAATAGGTCAAGACCGTTGACGTATGTGTCTTCCCACTCGGATCTTGAATCGAGATCATCTTTATACGATCCCCTCAATTCCGAGGACAGCGATCCAAGGACCGCGTCATCCAGAAAGTCAGCTAAGTTTGCGTCAAACGGTATTAACTCTTCCTGTGGCATGTCATCTGCCATCATCAGAGCCTGAACAATGGCTCCACCCATTCCGTCTTCTATGACTTCTGCACCACCTGGAAAGGTTTCTGGTACATCGATAGGGATTTCTACATCTGGTAGTCCCTCTGTGTCATCCAGATCTAAACCTGGAGTAACCATGTTAGGTGGTAATGCCATCAATAATACACCCTTTTACGGGGCCTCCATTCTGTTTCGTCTTCGTTCTCACCACGTAGGTATATAAACCCACCCTGACGAAAACGCATCAATGCTAATGTCATACTATCACAAAAGTCGTCATGATCGCCATTAGGAAATGAAACAACTTCTTCGACCACTTCATCAGCAAACTTCTCATGCATCGGTGCCCATATCATACCAGCTTCAAATAATGGCGCAACCATGTGCATTCTCGTTACCTTATCGTTTCCTTTGCCCGGTGAGAACCCCAAAGCTGGAATACCACGCAATCTTAACTCGTCAATCAGCGGTGTACCCGTTGCTTTCGCCTCAACCAATACCATATCTGGCTCCCAATACTCGTGTTCCTCATAGGCTATCTCCTTTAATTCAGGGAAATTCCACCGACCACGTCTAGCATCCAGTAATATTGCGTTGTCTGGGCCACCTTCCTCTGGTTTAAAGATACCCCACGTCGTAATTGCAGAGTAATCCGCTGTTTGTTTCTTGGAAAACGCCGTATCGTACGCCTGTATGATGTAATCCAAGCTAGGAATCTTCTCTTTGTCCCAATCCTGCCACCATTCTCGCTTAACTATGGCCGATTCGGACGTAGTTGGCGTCTGTTGCCACTGTGCATTCCATTTTCCTACAGGAAGTGACGCCTTAATGGACAACAATGCGTCTTTTTCCCAAAATTCAGGCCACAATGGGTTGTCTGAGGGCAGAATTGCAGGAAATTCCACCACTTCCCACTGATCCGCCATGGTATCACCACCCTGTGCCGCCATCAAACGGCCTGTCAAGTCTTTTTTACCCCATCTTGTCATGACCAGGATGATAGATCCACCCGGTTGGAGACGCTGTCGAGGTCCAGAAGTGTACCACTCGTACGCATTGTCGAATGCACTCTCACTTAGAGCGTCTTGTTCCGAATGCGGGTCGTCAATAATGAATAAATCCGCACCACGACCCGTAACCGCAGCCCCAACACCCGCTGCAAAGTACTCACCACCCCTATCTGTCTGCCATTTACCAGCACCTTTGTTGTCTTCCTTCAGGTTTGTGTCCGGAAAAATGTCTTTGTACGCTGGATCGTCTATTAAATCCCGCACCTTACGCCCAAATCGTACCGCCAACTCCGTATTGTGCGTCGCCTGAATAATCTTCAACTTAGGATTACGGCCCAAGAACCATGCTGGCATAAGAAAACTAGCAAATTCCGACTTCGAATGACGAGGTGGCATATTAATTATAAGCCTCTTGAGTTCCCCTCGTGCCACACGTTCAAGTTTTTCCGCAATAACCCTGTGATGCCGTCCCTCAATGAAGTTCTCATACACATGATGAGCAAAGGGCATGAACTTCTCAATCGCCTCTTCACGTATATCTAACTTTTTCTTGGCCTCAGTAAGTGCCAAGATCTCTTTCAGTGCTTCCTCTGGAAGAGCTTGGAGATTCATGGTCCGTTAACTTGTTCTTCTTGTTACAGGAGACAAGGAACCAAGTCCACCTTGTGGCATTTGTGCCTGTTGCATCGCCAATGGATTCGCGTTTGCCAGAACCGATGGGTTTAATTGACCCAAAGTCATGTTAGCAACTTGTGTATACGGAGATACTCCACTTGCCACTGGCATACTGCCTCCAGTAACCGGAGCAGGGAACGGTTCCTTAAACGGATCTATAACACACTGATTGGTAGTCGGGTCCATCATGTATCCCTCTGGACATGGATCGTCTGGAGTTTTTTCCGGTACAACCTCCATTGCGGTAGAACCGTCATTCGTAGATTCATATTGCTGCTGATTCCTCATCCGCTCTCGAACCTCTGGGTCCATCTCCAAGGTGCTCGGAGCAGTGCCCACTTCTGGATCTGCAATGTCATACGGTAATCCAACCGCGTCAAAAGCATAGAAACTTCCGTCCGCCCTTTGAAAAATAGGCTTGCCACCCACAGTGTTTACAATCTTGTCGTCACCACGAACACCAGCCAGATAACTAATACCCTTACCAATCAACGAATTTTGTAGTCCATACTTAGATGGACCAGTTGTCATAATGTCTGTCGCGTCAGTAAACGTAGTTCCCGTTACGTTTCCTCGGTCGTCTTTGTTTCCGCTCAACGTAAAACTAGTGCCTAAACCCTTACCCGCCGTGTCCGTATAACCTGTCTTAGTCTTAGGATCATATCCCGTACCAATATTCGCACCAGCCGCCTTTGCTTCTTCCATCGATATAGAAGGTGAACCAGCCAAGTTGCGAATGGGTCCAGTAGAACCTTTTGGTAGTTTACCAGCTTTCGCTAACTCGTTTGCCTTCTTCATAGACTCAGCAAACTGTTTTCCCGCTGCTATGTCTGAAGGTTTCGCCTTCGTAGTCGTAGGAACCGTCTTGATGTTCGATAAAGGTTTGTCCTTGGGTCTCGACTTCTTCTCCGCTGCATCAAAATTTGTGCCAATATCCGCAGCCGTTACACCATACTGCGCCTGATATCGTCTCGCCCTGCCAGAATCCGCCGCACTACTCTTGCCCTCATTTGCAGCAATAGTCCTCGCCGTCCTCGCTATATAATCTTTAGTCTTCGGCTTCGCTCCAAAGCCCATCGCTAAATCACTGAAGAATCCCATGTCTCGGTCCTCGTCCCTTGTTTACAATTACTCTAGCCTATAATACCTCTTTTGCCAAGGTAACTAAGCCGCCCTTGCGAAATGCTTCTACTTTTCCAGACTTGAATATCTCGCGTAACTCATCCGTGATTTCAATGCCCTGAACCTTTTGTTCAACAAGCTGCGAATATTCGTCAAAAGTTTCTATAACCTGCTCTGATAATCTTGGTAACTTAACATCGTTTTTCTTTTCAAGCTGCTCCATAACTTTGTTAAAAGCCTTCGGAACAAACTTACCATAATACTCTTCCTGACCCTCTAGATCTCCAAAAGTCATTTTCTTAACCATCTCAGGTGTACCTAGAGTAAAAAAATCAGAATCAGAATTTGCAGCTTGGTGTAAAGATTCTTTTATAGCCAAGGGCAAAATTTGTTTCTGGTTAAACAAAGAACCAACACCCATGTCGTCTACATTAATTCTTTCCGATTCATTAAGAGCATTTACAACTAACGAGTGAAAATCAGGGGCCGAGTTCAAAGAATCAATTTTAAAACTGCCATTCTTTTTGATTAGTCCCTGTTCTTGAAGTATTTCTCTAAAACCAGGCTCCATCTCATCGAGATAACTAAATCCATCGGTGCGTCCTGTCTCTGCATCAAAAACCATGTATTTGTCTTTTATAGTTTTTACATCATCCTGTGCTTGACTAATTTGTCCTATACGAACATCCGTATATTCATCAACAGTTCTCTGGTTGTTCCTGCGTTCAAGAGTTTTAATCTGATCTTCTAAAACCCTTACCTTGTCCAGATCCTCAAGAACATCTGCAATATCAAACGGTTTGGCCTCGCCATACATACCGACAAACTTCCCGTCGGCAAATGGATTTAGTAAGTCCTCTGTAAACTGTTCCACAGACCTTCGAAGCTTACGAGATGTAGTAGCGTTCTGCGTACCCTGACTCTGTATCTCACCTAAGTGAAATGTCTTTTTCTTAACATTCTCCCCAGGTTTAGAAGCCATAGGAAAGTTTCCAGTCCGCGTATGAACAACCAAAGGAGCTTGCATTTTTGTTTGAGCGTATTGATAATGTTTGTTGTCTCCAGCACCCAGACTAAGAAGACTTGGGTTTTTTAAACTTATCAGGGTCTCTTTGTAGTTTGTAGCACCCTTGGTAAAATAATCTCTATAAGAAACATCAGCACCATCCAATGTGCGAACAACAAATGGATCTAAACCAAATGGACTCATGTTTTTTAAATCAATAGGCCCATCACCCAACTCAGCAATCATGCTGCCCATACCCCGAGCCTCGAACTCGGCTTCTTTGATCCCGTATTTGTTTTCCAAAGTTTTCATGAGTTGGTTAAGACCAGAAAACTTAGTCTGAGTTTTCATCAAATCGTCAAGGGCATCGTCCAACTTACTGCTTAATGCACTCGAAGCTCCCGTTAAACTAATATCCCCAGCTTCTATTTCCGAAGGGTCTTTTTGTTTAGCGCGTAAATCTAAGTTTATCTGCTCTGCAAAACTTTCATATCCGGGTTGATTATAGCCACCAGCGCGGTCGATATAACGCGACCGAGCATAAGCATCCTCATCAAATTCTGGCACGTAATCAGGATCCGGGTTCTCAGGATCATAACCATCTTCACCAGTAATCACCGGATCGTATTCGTCATAATACGCAGCGTCTCCCTCATAATCCCCGTATTCTTGCTCTGCACGTATGGCCCGACGTTCCTCATTCTCTCTGGCCCGACGTTTTATCTGAAGAGCTACTATATTCGCCTGGTTTGCATTCAAACCCCTAGACTGTAAATAATCCTTGGTAAACTGCAATACATTTACAGCATTGTCTTCATAAGTATAGTCAGGAGGTATAATCGAATATTCGTAAAACGGTGTTTCGTCCCCAAGAGAATTTGTTTCAATTCTTTCCATCCACTCCCTTACAGAGTTATTTATAACTTGTGTAGTACTGGTGCCATACGTTGAGTCATTTTGAATATTATCAAACCTTTCCCTCAACGTGCTCACCAAGTCGTTAATTTCGGTAGCCCCTTGAAGCTGTTCGCCAGTGTAAACATCCCGACCTCGACTATCCACATCCTGGTAACCAATAACATATCTATCGCCTACGTCTCTGATCGTTCTGAGTCTCACCGCGTCTTGACCAAGAGCCGTAAAAGGTTGAACATCAATTCTCTCACCATTAATCATCATTGCCGTAGGAAAATTCGCTATATTATGCGTTGTAAAATTATCATAGCCCTGACCCATAGCAACCCTTTGATTTTGAGCCTCACCATACGCCAAACTAAGCTCTTGACCACTTCTAGCCTGAGTTAAGTAATTCATAGAGGGTTCAACAAGATCAGGGTTTATAATTCGGGAAGCAGGATCGTCTACAACCTCACCCATTTCAAGCAGACCTGCATCATCTTCAGGAGGGTCCATACCTACAGCGTCAGCCTCGTTCTGTCTACGAATTATTTCGTCTTCGTCTAAACCTGGAATTAAATCGTCATCGGCAACTTGATCTAGCGGCTCCATAAGATCCTCAATCTCAGGCGGCTCGAAAGAATTGTCGTCTNTAAAAAAATTCTCCATCGCATCTTCAGGATCTCGCTCCATAGGACGGAGGTTGCCTTCCGCATCT